ACCGACTAACTTGTTCGACTAATTTTGTGTACCAGAAAGAATCTGGCACGTTGTTCAAAGCTTCCTCAAGCCTAGCAAGATCACCAGCAGGAATAGAGGTGGTGTTGTATCCTAAGTGCCAACGAATCTTTGACTTGAGGAAGTTATCAAGTTGCATTATTCAACTCGAATAAGATTTTCTTTGATAATCTCATCCCAATCAACACGCTTAATAGCTTTAAGTTGATCTAAGCGGACGAATTTTTCGCCAGGCATTGAGGTTTGTAAATCCTTAATATCCCGTGCTGTTTTCAATCCTACTCCAGGTAAATGGTCTGCAATCTGCCTGGCACTCGCTGTATTTAAATTAATGCGAGTATCGAGTGGAAAAGTTTCTTTTTTGGTAGGGATGGGAGGATTAACGCCTTCTTCTTTAAGCTGCTCGGTGAGGCGTTCTTCTGTCCGATCCTTTTCATTGGTAGCACCAAGGTGCGGGATCAAATCATCGCGTTCAATGTACAAGACTTCGTCTTGAGCATCAATGCACATCATAATCCCATCACCGTGGTGAGAAATCATCTCAACAAGTTGACCAGTTGGTTTGTATTGGTAGAGCATTCAAAGAAATGACAACTACCAATACAATACCAACCTCAACTCAACTAATCAATATTGATCAGCTATCGGTGCCACCAACCTGAGAAGCAAAATCAATGAACTCATTGATATCCTCCCAAGCCACAGCAGCAGCAGGGCGCAGGTAGTTCACGCGGCAGATAATGTAGCCAGCTTTGCCAGCATCATAATCAGACTGACTGATGAACACACCATCACCATCCACGGTGGTGGAAGTCACAGCATTGACGTTGAACACCTTGAAGGTGGTGTCAGCGGTGACTTTGTAGAACATGGAGTTTGCAGCATCCTGGTCGTCGATACCAGCAGTGGTAACGGCAGTCCAGAAGGGCAGATCTGCAACAGTGGTGTCACTCAGGCCCTGAGCAAACAGGGAGCTAGTAGCACTGATGATGGAGCTAGCAGCAGCAAGACCGTTGGCTTGAGTCGAAGGCACACCAAAAGGAGCACCAGCGTTATTAGGGCCAAGCAGCAGACCTTCAGTGGAGGTACCACCAATGTCAGCAGTAACGGGAGCAGCAGGGAAACCAGCCAAACCACCAGCAGGGATGTCCTGTGCAATGGCGATAGAAGCGCCATAGATATAAGCAGGACGAGCAGAGCTAGCTTGCACCACAAGGGAGGTGCGGTTGTCGCGCACCCGATCATCAGGACGACGATCAGGAGAGGGAACAATAATGTCAAAGCTCTTGTAAGAAGCTTTATCAGCAGCCAGGTTGTTAACCTTGGCATAACCAATCAGCTCAAACGCTTCGACACCAGGCCAGCCGTACACACCTTCGGTGTTGTAGGAGGAAAGGCGGTTGATTTGATTACCGGGTTGCAGAATTGCACCGGCTTCTTCTTTGTAAGCAGCCATTGTTAATTACCTCCTTCCTCAAACGATGGTGAAAGCGGTGGTGATGAAATCCTTGTTCAGGTTCGCAAAACCAGCGTACAGCTGCCAAATTAGGATGATAAAGCGGCTGAAGTCATCATTGTTGTTGATGAGCACCTGAGCGTTAGGACCACCAATGCCGACGCCAACGGCCTGAGGACCGAAGAACAGAGCAGGAGGGGTATCGTGAGAAACAGCACCAGCGCCGTCGCCAATGTCAACGGTGATGGACTTAGAGGGGAAGTTGGTGGATTCGAAGAACCGCACACCTTCAAACACAAAGCCAGAAGGCATGGTGGGTTCACCGCCCACAAACTGAGCTTGGCCGTACTGACCGCCACCATAGATAGCAGCGTTGGGGTTCATGCCGCTCATCAGCGGGTTACCAGCAGCAAAGCCGGGGTAACGAGCCACTTCACGGAAGCCCTGATCAGCACGCAGATCCTTCATGAAGGAGGGATCAGCAATACAACGGTAGTAACCGTCAGCAAACACAGGAACGTTACGCTTGCGGAGGCTCTTCACCACTTCAAGCAGGTCGGTCTTCACGTTAAACTTGTAACGCTCAGACGCATACTCGGTAGCAGTGTAAGCAGTCAGCGCAGTTGCACTGGTCTTTGCTTTGTTATTGGGATAGTAGTAACCACCCTGAGTATCAGAAGACTGACCACGGGACTCAGACTTGAACAGCTCATCCAGGAACACACGGTCGCGCCAACGGCGATAGTCGTCCAGGAGAGTCAGCGAACCGATGGACTGGTGGAACATGTTAAGGTTCCCGGTGTCCAGCAGCAGACGCTGAGCAGTCATCAGAGTCTCACGAGCAATCTTGAAGGTGCTCGGGAGGTTAGCGTTATTCGGGTCTGCAGGACCGGTGTACTCACGCAGAGACACCAGCACTTTATCCTTAACAATCGACCGGCTGTTAGCGGTACCAATGGTTTGATCCTGGGTACGCTCACGGTTGGTCTTCGTACCGGGGTTACCCCAGAAACGATAGCGGTCGAGCTGAACGGTTTGACCCGGCTGTTTGGTGAAGTCGTGGACTACGACGGGCTCGCAAGCCATCTCCACGATATAAGCTGGATGGGGACGGTACAGCTCCGCACCCAACAGCTTGGGAAAGTCGTTATCAATAAACATGTTGGTTATTCAGCGTAGTTTTAGCTGACACCGGAGATCAAGAAGATCCCTGACTTGTGACAAAGAGCCACGGTAAATCTGGGAACTTCGGTCCCATTAATAAAATTATAGCAATACTTACTTATAGGTATTATTAATTTTGACCAAGTTCTTGAACAAAAGACCGTAAAAACCTACCTGCACCAAGGCCACCAAGTGCTGCAGCTGCTGGAGACATTACATAACCCGTAGCTTGTAGTGCCCCAGGGAGAGGGGAAACAGGATAACCTGCTTCATTAAGGAGTTGCGTACCGCGCCTACTTGCTTCAATTTCAGAAATAATGCGTCCACTATTATTTAGATAATTCATTCCTAAAGCAAGTGATGCAGCTCGCCTGCCAGAAGGTACAGCAGCACTAACACCAATCGTTGCTAACCCAAGAACATTAGGATTGATGCCACCGTAGGTGTGACGTTGAATCCACTGCAGAGGTCCACCACCAGCTTCAATGGACTGGTGACCAAGCTCATGGCCAAGGGTAAACTTACTTGCTTTATCTACATTCAGTGAGATTGAATTTTGTCCAATACGTGAATAGCTAACGCCAGCTGGGTGAAAGTTTGCAGTAACTTCAGGATCCAATCCTGTTTGTTGTGTGTATTGATTAATGATCTGCTCAAACCCTGGTTTCTCAAAAGCAGACCCAGTTTCTTTCATTCCTTTTTGTTGGTACTGTTTCACAGCACCACGCTGCAATGCGCCTGCACCAACCATACCGGCTAGCGCAAGCGCACCTTGTACAGCAGTTTGTTCAGAAGGCGTCACTCTGGATCAAAGTAAGGTTGTACGCTTTGATAACCGTTAGTTTGATTTCCAAAATTATATGTAGTAGGAGGCAACGGACCAACTCGGCCATAGGGATTAGTTTCCATTGGTTGCATTGTGCTTTGCCCAGTAGCTGCTTCAGGATTCATCTGAGCAATAAACATCTGCAGATGTTCTTTAGGCGCAGGTTTTGTTTTCTTAGCCATCAGGATTGTTCGTTAGAAGTTTCAGTGTAAACAGGTTCTGGTCCCATAGCAGCTCGCAACAAACGTTGACGCGACTGGGCTACTTTGGTGTCACTAGTTAAACGAAGCTGTTGTGTACCTAAAGGAGAGCCAAGTTGATTAAGGGCGATATAGCCTGCCTGTAAATCAGCTGGCATTGGACTACCTCCAATTACAGGAGGTTGGTTAACACCACGATTACGAGGATCACTAGCCTGGAAAGCAATTAACGAATTGATACCAGCATTGGCGCCCATGCCACCAACAAAGGCACCGGTCATAGCAGCACCTGCTGCAGCTAAACCAACATCCCGTTTTTTAATACCGCCTTTAGTACCAACAGAAGCACCAAATTGCTGTGCCTGGCTACCCATTGTTTCAAGGAACTGACCAACACGCTGGCCAATTTGTCCCATTTTCTGTGCACCAGCAAATTCTGAACCTATTTCTGCAATCTTTCCACCACGTTGTTCAATTCCACGTGCAATACCACCCCCTAGGTAGGCAGCTGCTGTACGTGCAGATTCTGGAAGCATTCCCATATCTTTACAATAAAAAAGGGGCAGTAATCACTACCCCTTATTCTAAACTTAATTGTTTTTAGAAATCACTCCATTACCAGGAGTTTCTGGCGAAACACTCCAGGGTTGCGCTGTGCTTGTGACAGATAGCGCCAGGCATTAGAAGGGTCGCGTTCTGCAACAGTACCAAAGTTATCCCAGAAGTTTTGAGAGTCCATATCAAACTGCGGGCTAGGAGGAACCGGCATATTTGCACGCTCTAAAGAGGGGCTGTAATACTCGGGTTCTGCGTAAGCTTGCTGTTGATCTTGAACAGGATAAGGACCTTCCGGACCAAAGAACTCACAAGTATAATCTGCCAGGATGTCAGGATCTGTCAAGATAGCTTCATAAGCTTGATGCTCTTTGGCTAGTTCTTCTAGAAGTTGAACAGCTTCGGTCAGTTGTTCATAACGAGCAATCAGAGCATCCTCAACGGTACAAGCATAATCATTGAGGACAGCGGGTGCATCGGCACCAAAGTGATCAATGACCTCAAGACTTTGAGGACTTACCCCGTTTGCGAGGAGCTGTTGCGTTGTTATTTCCTGCGATGTTTGGGAATAACTGGGCGAGTAACCCTGGCTGGACGGATAGATCGGGGCTGCCGAATTGCTGCTGTACCCCACGCTCTGTTGGGAACTGAAGCTGGCCGGGTCGATTCCCTGCGTCGGTGCGGACTGTTGACCCTGGAACGGGAATTGGACTGGTGAACTCAGCAGAGACACCACCCGGTTGAACGCCTCCTTGTAAGGGTTCTCCGCTGTAGGTTGGGCTTGCGGGTACGACTGGATAGGGGCGTAAGGTGCCGCTGAAATCTGCGCCTGCATCTGGGGTGCCGGTGCCTGTGCTGCCTGGTAAGGCGCCACCCACTGGCTGGTTGTTGCGATTGGTGCTTGAGCCGCCGTCTGCTGCGCCACTGGTGCCGCGTAACTGCTCGGCGGGGTCGAATACTGTTGGGGTACCGATTGGATCGGCGCTGCGGTATCGGCCTGCATAGGTTACCTCTTTTTGTAAGCTTTCGAGTGTTCTGTAAAGGAATGGCGTCAAGTCAAGACGCGGATCAGCCGCCAGGGGGAGATCTGGTCGCTGGGGGTGCGGTGTCCGCATTTCTTGATTAATGAGATCAAGGAATGCAGAGTACGCTCTTTGTACCTGTCCAACCATCCTAAACGGATAACCCGATAGCATCTCTGCCACCTCATCATCAGTTTTAGAGGGGAACAAGTACTTAAGTGCCTCAATACTATCAACACCCAATTCTTGTAAGTTACGAGTGAAGATAGACTGATTAACTTTATCTTGTGGAGTGTCCTCATAAACAGGACCCATCCAACGCCAAAGAACTGTACGATCACCATCAGGAGCTAAACCAATAACACCATCGGGAATCTCTTTGGTTTCAAAAGCTTTGTTTAAAGCTTTATCTAAACCTTTCTCATATTTCTCTTTGGCTTTGCGATGCTTTTCTAATGCTTCTTCATCTGGATTCTCCGGCAACATGGGATATGTTAACCCAGATGCAACTGCTAATGATTTACGGAAGAGTTGTTCTTCCTGGTAGATCATCAGTTCAAAGCAACGGCAAATACCATAGGTATAAAGCTGTAGACACTTTTTCTTTGCCGTGGCACTGACGCGTCCGTAAGCAGATTTAATTTCAGTTGCAGTGACGTTGGTGATTGAAAGATCGTCGATACCGCCGAGGGCTAAACGAATTTCAGAACGCAACTGATCGACATAACGAGACTGGTCAGTACTGATTGCGTTGGGTGTAATAAAACCAACACGATCAGTTGGCTCCAGGTTTGCAATCACTCTGGGTACTCGCAAGCCACCACCAGGTAAACCGATGTAGCCAGCCTGCTGACGGTCAATAGGATCTTGTTTAAAGGTTGAATTAGATAGAGAGAATTCAGATTGGAATCCTGATTGACTAGCAATACTTGGTCGTTGCACAGCACCATCACGGGCTGTTTCAACAATGTCGTGTTTAGGCCGAGAAGAAAGAAGTGTTGGGTTACCAAAGAATGATAGGTTTGCCCGAATGTTCTTAACCATCTCATCGTGGGCAATGATTTGATTAGCCAGCCATTCAAACTCACCACTGCCATCAGTTCCAAAAGCGTCAGGATTGTTTAAAACTTCAACACAAGGAATAAATCCTAAAGTGTTTTCAACAATCTTATTAGCGTTTAAATTAACAGTAGCTTCCAGTGAATCAAACGTAAGTTCCTGTTCACTGTGCAGTTCATGGATTTCCGTTGGCGTAATCCGTAACCGCACATAGCGTTTATCTGTTACAAGGCCAACACCCCCAAAACCCCTACTGGATTTAACCTTGTAAGCGTAAATAATAATGACTTCTTCTAAGTCACCGTCTGGAGAGTAATAAGTACGATAAGCATCTTTATCAAACCAATACAAACGATATGTTTTCTTAGTAGGTCTGATATAAAACAGTCCTTTACCGTAGGATAAAAATCTATCCCAGATGGAATCTAACCGTGCATCTAAACGATTAAATTTAATAACTTGCTGAATGAAATCAAAACGCTGAGTTCCAAAATTATCTTGGTTTGGATAAAACTCAACACCCTGTCTAATGCCAAACATCTTCATTTGTGAAAGATGCGCATTAATGAGCATGGTATCTGCTGTGCCCGTGGACTCACGGTTCACCACAGCTTTGAGCATTCCTTCTAAAACGGATTGGCTCTGTGCGCTCATAACAGGAAAAAGTTAATTAGTTGTCTTCGATCTCGTAGCCAGTTTGCAGACGCCGTAGGGTAATCACGTCATCTTCTACCTCGACATCAAACTCGGTACCAGGTTGCAGCGCCATGTCATGGCAAAGCTCATCAGGTAAAGGAATGATAGCTGAACCGTAAGCATCTTGCTCAAGTTCAACAATAAAGTAACTGGTGCTCATGTGGACGTAGTATCAGTCTAATTCCGACAATACTCTAACCTTAATATTCCAACTCCAACTTACCGCGTGACATCAATCCATTGCAAAGCCAAACGAGCGCATCAACACAGTCATCGTGAGAGCTGACACCGAAGTTAACGATTTCATCATGAAGTGCTTGGAATTTCCGGAACTTATTAAAGAAAATCTTGCGCTGCTCAAATAG